GGAACCCCTATTTTTTGAAACTCTTACAGGAATATCTGAAAACGGGAAAGCTCCCGTATTTCACGATCCAGATCACCAATGATGATCCATCCACCAGCGTGGGGACGCAGACGGTGGTCTTTTATAATGTCAAACTCCAGAAGCTTCCGGTGGCCGTCCTGGATGCGGAAGCCGATTATCTGGAGATGGAGGTATCATTTTCATACACACATGTGGAGGTTCTGGACTGGTTCAAGGATCCGGAGCAGTTAGGAGGAAATTAGGAATGGGAAATATTGCAGCATTTTTACAGCCGCCGGTGATGGGTGAGGAAAAAAAGGTCTGGATTTCCAGACGGTTTAAAGGGGAGGACGGAAAACCGCTTCCCTTTGTGATCCGTGTGATCGACCAGGAGACCAATGCGAAGCTGTTAAAACAGGCGACCAGGAAGAACCGTGTAAACGGCCAGATGGTCCAGGAGATGGATGCAGACCGGTACGGGAAGCTTCTGGTGGATGCCTGCGTGGTGGAGCCGAACTTCCGCGATTCCGAGGTGTGCGCCTATTATAAGACTACGGATCCCCTGGAGGTACCGGGGCGGATGCTCACGGCGGGCGAGTACAACCGCCTGGTGGGCGAGATCCGGAAACTCAATGAGCTGGTGGAGTCCGATGAGGAGCTGGAGGCTCTGGAGGAAGCAGCAAAAAACTAGCGGCGGAGAATACCCTGGATTCCAGGCTGTGCCAGTACATGCTCTGTAACCACGGGATTCTCCCCTCTGTAACCATGAAAATCCCATTGAAAGAACGGCTGCTTATGTGGGAGTTCTTGCGGAAGGAAATGAAGGAGGCAAAGAAAAACTGATGGGAGTAATTAACGAGACCTTAAAACTGACCGACCATTTTTCCGCCGCCTTCCAGACGTTTATCCAGATGGGATCCCGTTCGGCCAGTACCGCCGAGACCCTCCGGGAATCCACGGACCAGTACGCCAGGACATCCCAGTACGCGGCCCAGCAGCTGGATGCCCTGAAGGGCGTTCTGTCCTCCCAGGAGTCCCTTTATGCGGCCCAGGGGCAGCGCCTGGATGCCCAGCGGCAGAAGGTGGCAGAACTGGCCGCCAGGCATGCAAAACTGGCCGCATCAAAGGGAATGGAGGCCGGAGCGACCACAAGGGCGGCAGAGGCTCTGGCCAGGGCCCAGATACAGGAACAGCGGATGCTCCAGGCAGCCTTAAAGACCTCTGAGGCCATGGAAAGGCAGAACACAGAGATCCTGAAATTTACAGACCGGATGGGAGGCGCATCGTCTGCGGTGGAACAGACGGCCAGGAAACAGAAGCAGCACACAAAGGAGGTGGAGCGGACCTCCAGGGCTTCCGGAAAGCTTCTGAAGGCCACGACCCTCATCGCTGCGGCTGCCGGAGCTGCCCGCCTGGCAAAATCGTTCCTGGATTTTTCGGATACCCAGGCGCAGATCACGGCCAGGCTGAATCTGATGAATGACGGCCTCCAGGAAACATCCGCACTGAACGAAATGATCTTCCAGTCGTCCCTGCGGTCCAGGGCTTCCTACCTGGATACGGCGGACGCCATCGCAAAAATGGGAGTCAACGCGGGAAATGCGTTTTCTTCCAATACGGAGCTGATCGCCTTCATGGAACAGGTCAATAAACAGTTCGCCATTGGAGGAGCAACGGCCCAGGAGCAGAAGAACGCCATGGTCCAGCTGACCCAGGCCATGGCCGCCGGCGCGCTTCGGGGCGAGGAATTAAATTCCATTCTGGACGCGGCTCCGGGGATCGCCAGGACCATTGAGCAGAGTATGGGATGGGCGGAAGGTTCCATTAAAAAGTATGCGGAAAAGGGGATGGTTTCTACCGGGGTTGTGAAGAATTCCCTTTTAAGCATGGCGGAGGAGACGAACGCGAAATTCCAGTCCATGCCGATGACCGTATCCCAGGCCATGACAATGATGGAAAGCATTGTCCAGCACAGTGTTTCCGGAGTGGCGGCGGAGTGGAATGCATTCTTTAACTCAGCAGAGGGACAGGAGCTTCTGATGGGGGCGATTTCCCTGTTTTCCATACTGGCGGAAACGGGCGTTGCAGCGCTTTCGGCCCTGGGCCAGGGAGCCATGTTCGTGGCAGATAACCTGGACTTTATTCTTCCGGTCCTTGCTGCCGTTGCGATTGGTTTCGCCATATTGCGTGCCCAGGCAGTAGGAAGCGCTCTGGCAACGGCAGCCGGATGGGCCATCGCTCACTGGCCACTCCTTCTTTTTATTGCAGTTCTGGCCTCGGCGATGATCGCGGCCCAGCAGTTCGGCGTAGGTATGACAGAGGCATGCGGCTGGGTCGGCCAGGTACTGGGGATGCTTTATGCCATCGGTTATAACGTGTTTGCGTCCCTGTGGAATATGATCGCCGCCTTTGCGGAGTTTTTTGCCAATGTCTGGAACGATCCGCTGGGGGCAACCGCCCGGCTGTTTTTTGACATTTTTGATACGATCCTGGGGATCGTGGAGACAACGGCCGGGGCTATTGACGCACTTTTAGGCACCAGCCTGGCCGGTACCGTGGCGGGTTTCCGGGGAAAGCTGTCCGGATGGGTGGACGATACCTTCGGAGAGAACGCCATCCAGATCAAACGGATGGCGGAACTGGATGTGTATAGTACCTCACAAAGCTGGGGGCAGAAGGGAGAAAACCTGGGAACCAGGCTGGATAACCTGAATCTGAACCTGGAGGATCTGACCGGAGGGCTTGGAGGGCTCCTGGACGGGTTCACTCCCGGCGCCATTGATAATGTGGGGACGGTCGGAAAGGTCAAGAAGGTGGACGATATCCGGCTGTCGGACGAGGACCTTAAGATCTACCGGGATCTGGCAGAGCGCCGGTATATGAATAAGATCGAACTGAAGACCCTGGCTCCGCAGATCAGTGTGACGATCCCGCCTTCCTCTGGCGGAAATCTGACTGCGGAGGACGTTACAGAGCATATCCGGAAGATGCTGGTGGAGGAGATGAACTCGCAGACCGCAGTTTCCCATGGATAGGAGGAGGATTTATGGCGCGTGTAAAAAGCAGCTGTGCCATTTACGTGGTGTTTGGCGGAAGGAAGGTAAAGATCCCGGTAAATCCGGAGGAGATTGAAATAAAATGTCCGACAGACCACAAGACATATGATGTGATCGGACTGGGGGAGATCGTGGTGCCCAGGAGGCCGTCTTTAAGAGAGGTTTCCTGGGAGTCCTTTTTCCCGGGAGACCGGTCGGAGCCGTATGTAAACACAGGAGCCGGAAAACCGGCCGGATATCTGGAAAGTTTCAAAACGGCCATGGAGGAGAAACAGGTATGCCGCCTGGTCATTTCGGGATCCGGTGTCTGTGATACAAATATGCAATGCGTCATAACGGATTTTGAGACAAAGAACAAAGGCGGGGAGCCTGGTGACATTTATTACAGTGTGGGATTCCAGGAATACCGGCCGTATGCACCGAAAATCCTGACGATCCTTAAAGAAGGGACCGGTGGGCAGGGGAACGCGGAGGCATCAGCAGAATCGGAGCGCCCGGTGGAAAAGCCGGTACTGCGGGTAGGGGCTCCTGTGGTTGTCAACGGAGAGTACTGTTACGACAGTTACGGAAGCAGACCCCACGGAACAGCAAACAACCTGAGCACGACTGTGACAAGGATCGTTTCCGGGAACCCTTATCCGGTCCATGTGGGCCATTATGGATGGGTCCTGGAGAGTCAGCTTCAGATCACAGGGTAAGAGGAGGTGCAGAATGGAAAACAGATCCCTGGTTATCCAGGTAAAGAGTGAAACGGAGGTGACATCCTATGATTACATCGATGTGGTCCGGGAGATCGAACTGACCACAAACCGCATGGATGCCCCGGGAAAGCTTGTATTCTCCTGCGTGGAGCAGGGACCGTTGAAAATTTTTGAGGGCAGCTCTGTTGAATATGTGGTGGATGGAAAAAAGCTGTTTAAGGGATACATTTTTACCGTGGAGCGGGCCCACGATGGGGAGACTTCCTACACGGCCTATGACCAACTGCGGTATTTGAAAGCCAGCGCCAGCTATGTATTCGAGAATATGTCCCTGTCCCAGATCATCGGGCAGATTGCGGCAGATTTCGGACTGAAAACCGGGAAACTGGAGGATCCGGGGTACGCGTTTCCCAGCCTTATCAAGGAGGACGAGGGATGCCTGGACATCATTTTTGACGCTCTTTCAGAAACGATCACCCGGACAGGAAGGATCTTTCTGTTTTATGACGACGCGGGGGAACTGACACTGACAGAGGCAAAAAATCTTGTGACCGGGACCCTCATCGGAGATGAGAGCCTGGCATCGGATTATACCTATAAAAGGGATATTGACTCCGATACGTATAACCGCATTAAATTGGTCCAGAAAAACGAAAAGAGCGGCAGGACGGACGTGTATATCCACGAGGATACGGAGACGATCCGGAAATGGGGACTGCTCCAGTATTATGCAGAGGTGGATGAGAATCTCAATGAGGCACAGATCGATGAGATGTGCGGGGCCTATCTGTCCTACTATAACCGGGTTCTCCAGACCTTGAGACTGGAAGCCATCGGCGTACCTGGGATCCGTGCGGGGATGATCCTTCCAGTGAAGTTTAAGGATGTGGAGGTACTGGCGGGATCCCGTCTCCTGCTGGCAGAAAAGGTCACCCATAAATGGGACGGGGAATTCCATACCATGGACATAGAGGTGAAATCATTTGAACAGTTTGGAGGTGCAGAGATCGTATGACGACGGAACTGATCGGAGTGATCCAGGAGATCGTAAAAAACTATATCAAAGCGGTCAGGCTGACGGATAAAGCCACAGGCACAGTTCTGACAGAAACACCCCTGTCTGTACAGGTGGATGCCAGCATTCCGCCGATTTCCGGCCCGGCGCTTCTTCTTACGGACGGTGTGCGGGAACGGACAGAGTCGGTGAAGGGCGGAGCTGGTGGTATGGTGACAGTGACAGAGGGGCTGAAGGCTGGAGACAAGGTGCTGATGCTCCGGGTCAAAGGGGGACAGCAGTACATTATCCTGTCAAAACTCAGATAGAATGGGGGTGATGGAATGGCAACACTGCCAGAGGGAGTAGGACTGGATTCCGTGCTGACCTATGTGGACCAGCCTACGAAAACGTTCCTGATCGACTGGAATTCCCGCCAGATTTCGGGATTTGCGGACGGACTGGAGGCCATGCGGCAGGCGGTAGAGATCATCCTCCAGAATGAACGGTTCTGGTGGCAGATCTATACAGCAGATTTTGGGAGTGAGCTGGAGGAACTGGTCGGAGAGGATTATGATTTTATCGTCAGCGAGCTGCCCAGAAGGATCCGGGATGCCTTTTCCAGGGACAGCCGGATCCTGTCAGCAGATAATTTTGTGTTTTCGGACGGAAGCGGAGGAAAGCTGGTGTGCAGCTTTGACGTACACACCGTGTTCGGGACGATTTCAGAGGAGGTGGGAGTGTGATCGATCTGAACGGATATACACGGGAGGCGATCCAGAAGGCCATGCTGGACAGGGTTCCGCGTACCCTGGACACCAGGGAGGGGAGTGTGATCCAGACAGCCCTGGGACCGGCTGCCTGGTATCTGGAGGGACTTTATATGCTGCTGGGACAGGTCCAGCAGAATGCCTATGCCAACACGGCGGCAGGCCAGTCCCTGGACTATATCTGCGCAGAGCGCGGGATCCGGCGGAAGGAGGCCGTGGCGGCCAGAAGGAAGGGAACGTTTAACGTACAGATCCGGGAAGGAGCGCTGTTTAAGACCATAAACGGGGCGGATTCCGTTCTTTTTATGTGTACCGGAAAACTTCTGGAGAAGACGGATGGGTCGTACACATACGAAATGGTGTGCCAGACGGCTGGACTTGCCGGAAACAGTTATTCCGGAAGTATCCTTCCGGTTTCGGCCATCAGCGGGCTCACGTCGGCAGTGATCGGGGAAACCATCCTGTCGGGGAGCGACGAAGAGGACGATGGCTCTCTGAGGGCCAGGTATTTTGAGACCTTTGATGTCCAGGCATTTGGGGGCAATATTATTTCTTACCGGACTGCGATCCTAGCAGTCTCGGGCGTCGGCGCTGTCCAGGTATATCCGGCCTGGAAGGGGGGAGGAACCGTCCTCTGCAGTATCCTGAACAGCCAGATGAAGCCGGCGGACAGCGGCCTTCTTAAGAAGGTTCAGGAACTGATCTGCCCGGCGGAGGAGGGGGAAGAACTGCCGTCTTCCAATGGATATGGCATGGCCCCCATCGGGGCATCAGTGACGATCACGACGGCAAACACGCTGGTGTTAAATATCTCATGCAGCATCCAGTTCGTTGAGGGTGTGGCCACGGGGGCGGAGATATACCGGGAGCGCGTCCGGGAAAAAATACAGGACTATCTGGATTCTGTCTGTGCAACCTGGGGAAATCCCATCAAGGGGCAGAAGATTGAATACATAGTTTCCGTATATGTCTCACGGATCGCGGTGGCCGTTCTGGGAATTCCGGAGATCGTCAACGTGACAGATATTCTAATCAATGGATCCGGGAAGGATCTGGTTCTGACGGAAACTGCAGATTTACAGCAGATTCCAGAGTTAGGGACGGTGATGATCAATGGCGGCTGATCTGATCCATATACTTCCGGCATGGTTCCGCCCAGTCCGGGAATTCCAGGTTATTATGGAAGCCCATGGAGCGGCCCTGGACCAGGCAGAAAAGCAGATCCGGCAGACCTGGGATAACTGCTTTATCCAGACTGCAGACGCAGACACGATCCGGATGTATGAGGAATTGTTCGGACTGGTTTATAAACCAGGAGAAACATTGGAATTCCGCCGGCAGCGGATCCTCCAGATGTATAATATCATCCCGCCGTTTTCCATCGGCTTTTTCCACAGCCGGCTGAGGGAACTGTTCGGGAATGATTATTCCCTGGAGGTGGATCCGGTCAGAAGCACGATCCGTGTCATTGTGACCTCCAGCCAGTATGGA